GCGTTCTCTTCGCGGAGTCGGGCGATCTCCCTATCGCGCAGATCACATAAGTCGGACGTTGCTTTGTGGGTTTCCTTCATAATGGCAATACCTTCGCGCATCCGTTCAAGCTCTGCCTCTAACTCAGCCACGCGCTGACGTAGCGCATCGCATTCTTCTTGTCCATTCGCCATGCGGAAGTAGCCCTCTTCGTCTATGTCAGCAATCACTCGCTCAGGCTTATTCATCGTCTTTGGCGTTGGCTCCATGCCTTCCTCTCGCCTGCGTTTGCGCTCTTCGTCTGCCATGTGCGCCATGTCGTTATAGTTCATGGTCTTCGTCCCTCCGGTCCTCTGGACCTTAGTATCTCTCTGCACTGCTCTAACTCTTCGTCTGTCACTTGCTCGGCTTGCTCTATTAATAATCGGATGGGCACAAAGTCGGGTTGCTTCCCATCGCGCAACTGATCTATCGCTTCTGTGATGTGGGACTGCTCCCAAACTGGCGCGTAGAGTCGGTGGACCTCAAGGCACGCGACCTGCCCGTCGATCTTCTCCTGTCGCAACTTCTCGTGCAAGCGCTCGTTCAAGCGCCGCATAATGTCCATATCGCTATCGCCCTTCATTGCCAATTCCCCATGGCTATACCTTCGGTTATCATATCCTGCAAGCTCTTCCCTGCGCACCATGCCATCGCCTCAAAGCAAGCCCGCGATGTGCGCTTGCGCTTCGGATCTCTTGTATTGTTGGTGTATTTATCGTAAACAATGCCGGTCTTGTGATGACTGCGTTTTAACTCGAAGACGCCGCTTATGTGCTGGCCCTTGCGTCGCGCACCGGCCTCTGTTCCACCATTCCGTATCATGTGCCCCCCTTGAGCTTGTTTATGTCGCATTGTAGTAAGCTGTGTGCTTCCCATAGTGCTTTGACTTCGCGCTCTAACTGCTTGATCTGGTTGGCCTCAGACGTTTTGCCTTGTGGCGCCATCTTCGCCGGTCGTCGTGCCTTATACTCGGCGGGTGTCATGGTTTCTTTAGCCATATGGCGATCCTTTTATCAAGAGGAAGGCGGGCGGCAATTACGGCAGGCATATTCTCCCCCGAGATATGGTAATCCCGCTATGCCGCCCGCTGTTCGGACGACTCTCCTGTCGGTTGCTCCCCCGTGCTGATTTTAGCACAAGCGCGGGAATATCCCGCCAACCGATTGCTGGCCGTCCTATCCTACAAAATCGTTTATTGTGTATCGAAAGACCCTTGGCACGGTGCGCGTGCGGTCAAAGACCTGGTCGCCGCCGTAGATATGCTGCGGCGCCTCCCATGTCGACCGCACAAATTTAGTCGGTCCCTGCGCGATGTATTTATTATATTCCTCCAACTGCTGCGCGCATAGGTCGTCCCAGGCTTCACGCGTTGGCATTTTCAACCTCCCTTGCTTGCCGCTTTCGGAACTGGTCGACCTTGCGCCAATCACCGCTGGTCCGTGCGGCCATTACGATTGCGTCGTAGTGCGGCACGTCGGTGATATTAGCGGCGATGCCTGTCAAGCCTCGGGCGGCGTCGACGTGGTAGCAGTGCCCCTTGTAGTGGCCTGCCGGGCAGTTGCACCGAAACTTGCCGGCGCGCACGTCAACCTCATAGCTGACGTGCGCATGGCGAGTGCTACGGAAGCGATACATTGTCAGGTCCCTTTAAGTTCGCCGTAAAACTTCTTTCGCATATCTGCGGGGATCTCTTCTAATGTAGAGACCTCATAGGCTTTGAGCGCGCTGTTGAGCGATTCCTGTGATGGTGCAAGATCGCGCACCGCTTTGGTAAAGGCGACGACCGGGTCAACGGTCGGTGCGGCTTGCTGGTGTATCGCCTGTTGCACTTCGTTGGCTGAGGCATACTCAGTGCCCCATACCTAGCGGCGGCCAGTGCGCGGCCAATAGCGCTCGTCTCGCAGTTCTCGAGGTGTGAGGTCTTATTGATCTGGCTGGATGCCGTGCGCTCGAAGGCGTGGCCTTGGTAGCGATTGGATCCTATGGCCAAGGTTGCCTTAATAACCGCAACGTCAGCGTCAAACTGGACGATCTCGGTCTCTATGGAATAATCGCCGCTGGTGTTTTCGTGCAGGTCTACGATGCGTTCAGCAACCGTGGTATATTTCTTTCCGCGAATATCGACTGGCATTAGATTGGGCTCCTATCGTAAGCGTCTAAGTGACGGGTCTGCCGGTGGATCTCTTCTATGGCTAAAAAGTAAACCTCTTCGGCCTCTTCTTCGCTCAGGTCCATATCATCTAAGCCGTTATTGACGGCCATGCTCGGCGTCAACGAGGGATCTTCGCGCAAGTCCGACAATGCGTCTTCGACTATCTTGGTGTAAGCGGCGTTGATTTCCATTATATCGCTCCTTCTACTTTATCAAAGCCCTGCCCGCCAAACAGGTAGACAACATAGCGGACAGTCTCTTTGCATTCGCGGCATTTGGCCAAGTCGCCTTGGCCCGTCTTTGATTCCTCAAAACTCAATGGCTCCCCACAGTGCGGACATGGATGCTTTTGCGCGTGCATCCTCTTAATGTGGGCATTTTGGCGGACATGCTCCATTTTACGCTTCCTCTTCTATTTTTTGCCATATTCGCCGGCGCATAAACTTCATCCCGTAGCCAAGCTCTCTGAAATCGACTACGACACGCGATGCGCTGGGCTTGCGTATCTTTTCTATTGTCTGTGCGCTTCCAAGCACAAGCACTTTATCCCCTACTCGCAACTCGTCAGAGGTCGCTACTACCACGGGCGCACCACCAAAAAGACCGCTTATTTTCTTGCCGTTTATGACTTCTCCGATTTGCATTTTACACCTGCCCTTCTAATTTAGCGATAGCACTTTCAAGGTGCTCGCGGGTGTGCTGATTCAAGAAAGGACTGCCAGCCTCGGCGCGCAACGTCTCCAACTGGGCGGCGCGGGTCGAAGCTACCGTAGCGGCTTTGCGGTGGCGCGTGCTGCTGCGGCGGCGATACATGCGATACGACGATAGCTCGGGTGCGCTCAATTCGGCCAGGTAAGCAGCGCGGTCCAGCGGGGCCATTTCGGCTATGTGGATGTAGTGGTCAAGGGTCATGGTCGGTGCTCCTGTTGGGGTGTGTCTCTTTTCTACTCTAATAATAGTGCATTATTCTGCCCATGTCAAGGACTATATTGCACAAAAAGCAATAATTAATTGCCCTAATGCCCGATCTCGCATATATTAGGTGTATGACTACTTCTAATATAAATAAACGCGATGACCTTACGTGGAACTGGCCCGAGCTGGCGCGACTGCAAGAGCTTGCTGGCTTCCGATCTAAGACCGCATTAGCCGAGGCCGCTGGTATGCAACGTCAGGAGTTTCGGCGCATAAAGACTGGCCAGTGCTCACCGACCACGTACACGATAGCGAAGTTGTGCCGCGTGCTCAACTGCCAACCCGGAGATATATTGCGGTATGGTTAAGGTGATTTGGATAGACTTCACCCCCGACGAGACGCTGGAAGAGGCGAGCGCCTATTGGGAGGAATGTATGCAGGAGTTGCGCGAAGATGAAACCTCTGAAGTGTAAGCGATGCAACCAGCGGAGCAAGCCGACCCTGACTAAATCTGGGCCGCACATTAAGGCCAGTTGTGGGAAGTGCGGCAAGTATATAAAGTTTGTTTCTGCGCGCCAAGCTGGCCCCGCGTTCGATCCCAATCCTGTCTATTATCCTACTGTTGCCGAAGAGGTCCGTATGCTCAATCCCGGCGACGATGGCTATAAATCACCCCCAACTTACAAGCGAAAGATAAAAAGAGCGTGACGTTCATGTCTCTATATAGTTATCTACTTTCCCGATTTATTGGCGATATTGGCGATATATTATGTAAACTGAGACAAAAAAATGGGCAACTCACACTTTCGTAGTATTGGCCCCTTATTTACCTGTGAGTCCGATTTTTTATCTGTAATAGGTATTTGTCCACGTTTTCAGAATTACATAATGAACTCTGGTGCCCCTATATAATAGTACTATATACCGAACTGCTGTACAAGGTACGTACCGAACTATCTCATAAGGTACGCTCAAGAGTACGAATAGACCGATGCGCCGAAGCTCGGCCCCAATGCAGAGCAAGGTTGGTATTGAAAGGAGCATAGGTCATGGACACAGCACAACGAGGCGCCGCACTCACTGCAATAGCGAGCGGCTACAAAAGCCAGAATATACTCGGCCCCAATCACGACACAGTGGGAGTAGCCGGGGAGCAGGCAGTAGCCGCTATGTTTGGCTTACCCATGCCCGACCCAATACCAACTGGCCGTGGCGACGGTGGGCGCGATCTACCCGACATTGCAGGTTACCCCCCGGACGTCAAGACATCCCGCAAGCCATTTAACCTACCTGTTGTTGAGGGCAAGCTGAACCGACGGACCCTCTATATACTGTGTAGGTATCACGATGATACGGGCATAGCCTTCCCGATTGGCTGGCAGTGGGGCGCCGTCATTGAGGACGAGGGCCGCATAGGGGAGATCGCCGGCCTATCGTGCCATCTGCTACCCTCTCACAAATTGCGGAAGATGGGCGAGCTATTGGAGCAGCACAATAAATCTTTGCAGCGCGCTTGACATGGGCAAAATATTGCACTATCTTTGAGGGGTAGAAAGAAACCTAACAAGGAGCGCATAGTGGAAAGCAAAGACGAAGTCATAGAGGGCATAGCATGGCTGGCCGTAGCGGCGGTGGCTATACTCGCGTATCATATCCTGCCTGCGTTGCTCTTCCCGGGGAATTGACCATGACCGACACAAACAGCCATGACGTAGCCGCGCGCATGTTCCAAGCTATACGGGATGCGCAGGACGGCAAGACCTTAGACGCAATCTTGAACCTCGGGCTAAACTATTGGGTATCGGGCGTGCTGGATCTTGGGACCATCGAAGCGGCGACTTATCGTGCCGTGACCCGAGCCAGAGAGTTGCCGATGGACGTGCGCGAATGGCCACCGATACAGCCCGATATACCACCAGAGACGTTTGTAGAGCCCGAGGTAGTCGAGGACTTCGACCGCCAGCGAGCCGAATTTAAGAAGAGGAAGCTACGATATAACGCCGGCATTGGCCGGAAGGGGATCATACGTTGACGTTTCAAGAGTTAGATAGGGCTGTGCGGGAAGCATTGCCCGATGGTCGCCAGCGCAGGTTGATCTTGCAGGGCATCCATGAGATGGAGGAGGCAGCTAATCAGCACCTGGGGTATCTCTTGAGCGTATCTTCCCATAAGTTGGTGGGGGAGGGATGGGTCAAACAGGACGCTACTCTCTTCCAAGTTAACGAGAAGATCGGATGAAAAACTTTGAGCTAATACAAGAGCTTGAGAAATATGACCCCGAAATGGTCGTGAAATTGTCGATATTTATGGGTTCTGGCAGTTATGACAGGGAGATAAATATGTGCGTAGACTCCACAGAATTTAGTCAAGATGCCCCCCCCTACTTATGCCTCTGTGATAAGGTGGAGTAATGCACTTTCTATCGGGTGAGGTTGGCGGCATTAATAAATTGTTTTGCACCAAATTCTCTATCGGGCGGCTTTTTGTTGCGCGGAATCCCGACCCATACGAGAACGAATATTGGGGCATAGACAATGGTGCATATCGGGATTATTTACACGACAAGCCCTTTAATGAAAAACGGTTTATGCGCGTTACGGAGCGCGGTGCAGCGGTTGGCGGGTGCCAGATGTTAGTGATACCCGATGTCGTTGGCAATGCCCCCGCGACACTGGATATGGCGCAGGGCTGGATTGACCGACTAACCCCCTATGATATGCCGCTCTATATGGTGATACAGGATGGTATGGTTGAGAATGACCTACTTGCATTCAAACCACATATAGACGGGTTGTTTCTCGGCGGCACTAATAGGCTGAAAAGAGATGCAGAAAAATGGCGTGTGTTTGCTGATTCCATTGGGTTAAAATTTCATTATGGCCGTGCGTCCAGCCCAAGAAAATTAGGTCACGCCATACGGTGCGGCAGTGATTCTGCTGATAGTGCGCGGTTGTTTATGATGCGCCCCGATGAGATGACGCACATGCTGTACTTATTGCACAACAAAAAAGAGGCGTTTACGATTAACGGGTTATTTGAAAACGAGGTAATCATACGTTGAAAGATATAACGATCACGCGCTACGTTAGTGATATACAACAAGGGTGCCGTGGCCAGCTCCATGTCGACGGGCTTAGACTGCACACCATAGAGCGTCCGTGGATCGACAACCGCCCGCATATATCGTGCATACCCACCGGCGAGTATTACATAGAGCCGACGCAATCTCCCAAATATGGAGACGTATGGGCTATTGTTGGGGGCAGCGTATCACGATTCAAGGAGGACTACAGCGCGCGGTTTGCTTGCTTGTTCCATCCCGCCAACTACGCAAGCCAGCTTGAGGGGTGCATAGCCGTAGGCCGTAGCACGGGCGTGCGAGACGATGCGGAGAAGTCGTGGGCCGTATGGAATAGCAAGGACGCCTTAGAAGGATTGGTCGACGCAGTGGGATTTGACGTGCATCGATTGACGATACGCTGGGGTGTGGTATGATTAGATGCGCATGGTGCGGCATAGTCTACGTAGGCGAACCGGGCAAGCTGTGGGGCACGTGTTGTGCCTGCCGGCCAGTAATAGAGGGAGCCTACGCGAAACCCAAGGAAAAGAAGGTCAAGAGTGATACAATTAAGCCCCAAGCGTAAAGGCAAGCGCATAATCGATCCAAGCTATCTGGACGCCGTAGCGGCGCTCGGGTGCTGTCTATGTGGACAACCTGCGCAGATCCACCACGTGAGAGCCGGCGAGGGAGCAGGCCAGCGCGCATCGGACTATCGGGCGATCCCGTTATGTCAGAAGCACCACCAGAGCGGCGGCTATGGCATAGCGATCCACGCGGGCAAGGATACGTGGGAGAATAACTACGGCACCGAAGAGCATTATTTAGAGCATACATGGGACGAATTAGAGATCGACCAAGCGACGCGGGCAAAGTGGAGGCGACGCGATTTCACATTTAGAGGGGATTAACAATGAAGATGCGAGGACCAGTAGATTATATTGACGCGTGTGCTGTGGTGGTGCGATCCTCCTACGAGAAGGATGCCATACAGCAGTGGGTTGTAGCAAAGGAGATACCCAGGCCCGCACTTTGCTGTAAAAGTATCCATGTTTACCATGATTGGGTCAGGATAGACGTGGGGCACAAGGCTGTAACCTATCCCATTAGCCGCCTGTTTGAATACACAGAGGGGATTAACAATGGCGACATCTAAAGTAGAGATGAAACTGCGCGATCTGACCGTCAAGGTGGTCAACGCAGTCCAGGACGGCATAGAAGACGGCGATCTCAAGCCGCAAGGGAAGGGGTTGACCCTGCCGGCCGTAGCACTGGACGATGGGACGGTAGTCAAGATCTGGATGGATTGGCCATTGACTAAGCAGCAGTGGTCCGAGGTAGCACGGGAAGTCGTAGGCGATGTCAAGGATGCTTGACATTCGGGCAATGCTCTGCTATATTTTCGGCATGAGAGGTCGAGATGGATACGGTATTGTTCACAGAAGAGACCACGATAGACCAAGAGCGCGTAGGGTTTGCTATTGCCCAGCGTGGCGTCGATTGGTATGCGGCTCGGTATGTCCTGCCTATTGACTCGACCGAGGATGAGGTGGAGCAACTGCGCGCCGATGTGGGCCATGCGCTGACCGAGCAGTTAGGGAAGATGTGAGATAATGCTGCGGACCGCTCGGGCACTCGGCCCATATAGCAAGTGAGCGGTCCGCAGCAGAGCATAGAAAGGCACGCCATGCCAGAAGACACCTATAAGGGCATTGATAAGTCAACCCGCGATTGGTGGGGTAAATCCCCACTTGAGACGCAAATAGAAGCCTCTGGTATGGAGCGCGAGAGATACTTGGCCCTGTGTGAGAAAAGGATGAAAGAGGCCCGCAGTGAGATGAACTGTCGGATATTCAACGCATGCAAGGACAAATAGTGTACCAATTTGGTACACTATGGCAGATTGGGGCATATGACCCTTTACAGTCGGCCCCGTTTTGTTTATCCTTGCAGGGACGGACTCCCGAAAAGCCCACAGATTGCTTCTTGTCCCGTCACCTTGTAACGTGACGTATGATATGATACCAAGCCCATAACAGCGTGATAAGGATACATCGATGCTAAAAAGCACTTTGGAGAAAAACCTAAAGATCGCAGAGGACCGCATTAAGGTTTTGGAAGCGAAACTGGCGGAGGCCCCCAAGGCAACGCAACCCCTACACGGCGTACGCACCAACCTCAACGACGCCCCAGCATACATTATTACCGTTGGTGACTATAAGCGATTAGGGGGCGTGGAGTAAGCATGGCCAAGCTAACCGCTAAGCAGACGCGCTTCATCTCCGAGTATTGCATAGACTGCAATGCCGCAAGGGCCGCTGTTGCAGCAGGTTATAGCGAAGACACCGCAAAAGAGATGGGGTACGAGAACCTCACCAAACCCCACATAGCCAAATTGGTGCGCGAAAAGCTGCTTGAGATGGCATCAAGGGCAGAGATCACAGCCGGCGCGGTATTGCGTGAGTTGGCGCTGTTGGCCTTTGCGGATATGGGCCAGTATAACACGATAGACGAAGACGGCAACGTGCGCATGGACTTCCGAGAGATGGGGCCTGATGGTATGCGCGCCGTCAAGAAGATCAAGCAGGAAGTCCAGTTTGTAGGCGACGCTAACGAGAAAATGCCGATCCTCAAGACCGAGTTTGAGCTATACGACAAGCAAGCGGCACTCGACAAGCTGATGAAGTACATGGGCCTTTACGCGAAGGACAAGGAGTTGAATGCAAACGTCTCTATCGATGCTAAAGTATCTCACGAGCATAGAACAGTATCAGACGCTCGTGAAAGACTTGAAAAACTCTTCCCCACCGGAAGCGGAACGCGATTGCAGAACGTATTGCAGGACTGATCTATACTTCCTACTTCGGTATGCTATGGGCCGCGCGGATATGGAGCACCCGTGGCTCTTAGCTCGGTGTAGGGAGGTCCAGTTATGCCCCGATGGCTATTTAGACCTTTGGGCACGCGAGCATTACAAGAGCACTATCATCACGTTTGGCCTCACCATACAAAACATACTGGCATCACATGGCGACGATCCACTACCCGAATGGGAGGGAGTAGAGCCGACCTTTGGCATATTCAGTCATACGCGCCCTATCGCCAAGGGGTTCTTGCGCCAGATCAAGCGCGAGTTTGAAAGCAACGAACTATTGCAGGCGTGGTTTCCAGACATCCTATGGGACAGCCCAAGGAAAGAGGCGCCCAAGTGGTCGGAAGATGACGGCATTATCGTCAAGCGCAAGAGCAATCCAAAAGAGAGCACCGTCGAGGCGTGGGGCTTGGTCGATGGTCAGCCCACCTCTAAGCACTTCTGGGGCTTGATCTATGACGATGTGGTGACGTTAGAGTCCGTGACCAGTGCTGAGATGGCGAAAAAGACTACGGATCGATGGGAGGTCTCGCTTAACCTGGGCACCAATGGAGGATTCCAGCGGTATATCGGGACGCGTTATGCCGACACGGACACCTACGGGACCATCCTTGAGCGCGACATACTGACGCCCCGTATTCACGCGGCAACGTATGACGGCTTGGCCAATGGCCGGCCCGTGCTGATCCCTGCCGACGCGCTATCGGATAAGCGGCGCGCGATGTCTCCCTACAACTTCGCCTGCCAGATGTTGCTTGACCCCATACCCGATGATACCGCATATTTCAAACATGATTGGGTCCAATACTACAGCGAGCTTCCCGATAAATGCACCTTCTGGGCCGCTTCGGACTATGCCGTGACGGCAAACGGTGGCGACTATACAGTGCATGGCGTTGCCGCCGTGGATGCAGATGACAACCTGTATATCGTGGATTGGTGGAGAGAGCGCACGGACAGTGCGGCGTGGATAGAGAAGGTGCTGGATCTGGCGAAGGTGTGGAAGCCTCGGTTATGGCTGGAAGAGTCTGGACAGATCAATAAGAGTCTCGGGCCATTTATAGAGAAGCGTATGCGAGAACGCGGCATCTACTTTAATCGAGAGCAGATCGTGCCCACTAAAGACAAGGCGACCCGGGCGCAATCGATCCGCGCGCGCATGGCGATGAGCAAGGTCTATTTCCCACAAGATGCGCCCTTCACGTCCGACTTAGTGGCCGAGGTTTTGCGGTTTCCTGTGGGCAAACATGACGATCAAGTAGATGTTCTCTCGCTTTTTGGACTGATGTTAGATAAATTATATAAGAAGCTCATACGCGTCGAAGCGAAGAAGCGCGACGGCGAGGCGCTATTGGAGAAGTTGGTAAATGATGGCAGCAAGCGTAAACGCTACGGCGAATAGGGCGACATAATGGCAAGCGCTAAACAGTTAAGTTGGTTTAAGTCCGAAGGGGCCATGCTCGACCGCTACTATGCGGACTTACAGAAGAAGTGGGAAGAGCTGCACCGCATCTACGATCTGAAGTTCGACAAGCGGATACGCGACATTGCACCAGAGGACATCGTCAAGATATGCCGGTTTTATCCGATTGTACGGCAGGTGCTCGGGACCGTAGCGCTCAACTATCCCAAGATGGCCTTTAGTGTTGACGAGGCGCCCAAGGAGCTTAACGTAGAAGATACGCTGGACGCGACGGCGCAGGCACTGATGCGGCTGACGTCGATGAAGTCCCACGCTCACCAGTGCGTTTTTGACGCGCTTTTTACGGGGTATGGCGTAGCAAGAGTAGACTTCAATCCCGCGGGCGACGAGATCATACCCCCTTATACAACCAACGACGATATGGCCGAGGACGTGACGCAGATCACGCGCATGGCTCCCGGCTTTGTGCATATCGACCCCGTAGGCAGTCCGCACCGCATGGGCGACAAGCGCTATATCCGCGAGAAGATGTGGATACCCCGCGAGATGCTGCTCAAAGACCCCGAGATACAGCACAAGAAAGACATACGCGCCACGGGTAGTGCTGCGAGCCCGCAAGAGCTGGGCCGAGGCGAGATCAACGGGTCCACCGAGACGCAAGAGTCAGAGGACGCGCGCGCCAAGAGGGAGTCACTGCTTAATGGTGACTTTGTGTTGTGTGAGCGTTGGCATATGCGCATGGACGGGCGCTTGGTCATGTTTGCCAAGGGCGTCGAGCAGCCTATCATGGACATTGAGCATCCTTTCAAGAAGCAGAGCTTTCCGCAGGTCTTAGACGAGATGGGCACCCCGGTCTACGAGGTGGACGAGGTCACGGGCGAGTTGGGCGACCCCGTGCTGGATGTGGATAACCCCTCGCCGGCACCGGGATGGTTGGTCGAGCAAGGCTTTCCGTTTGTGTTTCTGCGCTTTGACCTACATCATAGCTCGTTTATACCCAACGCGCACCTGCGATACCTGGAAGATATACAGGACGGCATCGTCGAGCAGATCACCCGCGCCTCAGACCTACTCAAGCGCACATCCCGCATGGCGTCTATCGCCGAGAGTGAGCTTGAGAACAACCCAGAGTTGGGCGAGATCTACAAGACGGGTAGCGACGGCGAACTACTGAAGATGCTGGACCCCAACGCTATCAAGGTGCTGGACCAGGGCAACGTCCCGCCCGATGTCTACAACTACTACAATCTACTACGACAGCAAGAGCAAGAGATCGCGGCCCTATCACCCCCACAGGCGGGCGACTCGGGCAGTGCGACCGAAGCGGCTATTGTGGCGAGCGTGGCGCAGATCAACGGCAACTGGATGGAGGCGTCTGTATCGGCGTTCTATGAGAACTGTATGCGCAACATGATGCAGATTATGGGTGACCCCCGCTATGAGCCGGCCAACTTTGCCATCAACGTCTCGCCGTCTGGATCGGAGAAGGTCTTGCGGGTATTAGAGGCGGCCGACTTCCTCTGGAACTTCCAGATCGAGACCCGCGTGGGATCGACGCAACCGCTCTACGCGGAGTTGGAGCGCGACCGGACCATGCAGTTTGTGGCCTATGCGAGCCAGCGTCCCAACTTCGACCAGAAAGAGATCGACAAGCTGGCGGCACAAGCCAATGGGATTGAGGACGTCGACAAAGTCATGGCGGACGATAGCAACCCTGAGGCCCAGCGCGCGGCTCAGTTGGAGCACCAGTTGGTCTTTACGGGGCAGAACATCGATGTGTTGCCCGAGCAGGACCACCAAGCGCATATCGGCATCCACCAAGCCTACCAGCAAGATCCCTTCTATACCAACCTACGTCAGCGCGCACAGTCGGGATTAGATCCGTCCGCTGGGCAGATGGTGCAGGCGGTAGACCAGAAGATGCAAGCCCATATGCAGGCCCATGCGCAAGCTGAGCAAGAAGAGCAGAGCCAATCACCTACGGGCCAACCCGATATTAATACCAACCAAGACAGCCTCATAAGCCAAGTGCGCTCCGATGCACAAGGGATCAGTGAGGTAGCACAAATGGACGCGGCACGATGAATCTACGAGGCGACATAACCCCAGCGTTTAGCAACACGGGCACCGGACCGGGCGAGAAGTCGGCGCTACAGCGCGCCTTAGAGGGTATCTTATTTAATAGCGCCTCGGGTATTGTCGAGAGCACGGCAGACGATGCAGGCATGGTGGCATCACTTGCGGGCGCCTTAGCCGATCCTATCCGGTCAGGTGAACAGGCAGGGCGTAGCGTGCGGCAGGCGTTGCCGGCGATCAGTCAGGGCGTCAGTAGCTTTGTCAGTCAACCCCCCAGCGAAATGCTATCCTCTGCGGGTGCGCTGGGTAATGCGGCCCTTAAAGCCATACAGCAGGGCGTGGAAGAGCGCGGCATTGGCGGCGTAGCAAGTGCGACCGACTTTGTGCCGGCGGGTATGTTGGCGGGTGCGTTGCCGTTATTGGCCGATGTGGGCAAGGTCGCAAAGATGGCAGACAACCTCACTCCCAACCAGCGGCGTCTGCGTGAACTGGCCGAGGGGGCAGAGAATCCCGGTGCGTTGGAGCGTGGGCGATTAGAGGGACAGTTAGGCAAGGCGAGCGGTGAACCTGAGAAATTAGAGCAAGTTAGAGAAGCGTATAGGTCTCTCAGGGAGCAACGTGCGGACGAGTTTAAGCAGAAGCAGACAGAATTGCGCGACACTTTTGCCGCTATAAATGAACGAGTAAAGGCAAATCAAGCAAATGACTTCCAACATCTGCTTAGAAGTGACAGACTGACTGCCCTCGATAACCTTGACCCCGTAGAACTTGCCCGTTTAGACCGTGCCGTCCAGCAGGGCTTTGACCTCGACGCCTACCACGGCACCAAGGGTGACATACAGAGCTTCGACCCCGGCTTGCTGGGCGCTACGACCGGCGCACCGAGCGCGCGGGTGGGCTTCTTCTTTGCGGCAGAGCCGGAGACGGCGGCGACTTATGCGCGAAGTGCGAACTTAGCACAACTTAATGAACCGTTATACGACAAGATTATAGGTGAGCGCGATGTATTACAGCGCGAGTTAAGGGATGTGCGAGACCAGATGACGTATGTAGATGAAGATGTAGACGATGGCGCACTGTTGGATGCATTGTCGAAAAAAGAGGATGCGCTATCGAAGGAGATTGAGGATTTGACGGTAGGCATGAATGACGCAGGCCAAAACGTCCTCCCCGTCAAGCTCCGTCTCCAAAACCCGCTCGTCCACGACTTCGGCGGCGGTAGTTACCGCGAAGTCTCCTACCGCGAGTTATTAGACCAAGCGCAACGC